CAGCAAGAACCAGAAGGTAACCAAGGGCTACACGACCGTTAAGGTCGTGGCGCGCAAGGCGTAATCCGATGGAGAGCATCTTGGCCGCAGAATACACGTCGGGTACCAACAAGTACCCGCCGACCCTCTACATCAACCGGATCGCGGACGGACGCCGTTCGAACGTGGCCGCATTCAACGTGAGCGGCAAGCGTGAAGCGCGCCAGCTCGCCAAACAGCACGGCGCGCAGCCGTGGAACTTTTGAGGAATACGAAAATGGCAATTAGGAAAGAACGTAGCTACTACCGCATGTGCTCAGACAGTCACTTACTTGACGAGGCGCGCAACAAACCCAACGACGAGCTGGCCGTCGTGCTGGCCGAGCGTCTGGCAGAAATCCAAGTTGAGTTTGACGAACAGCTTGAAGAGGCGAAGGCCGCCGTTGAAGACGCGCGGCTCGACCTGAACCAAATGGACGACAAGATCTTCCTGTTGCAGTCGGAGATCGAACGTAACGAATTAACCATCGCCAGCATGGCGGCAGAAATCGCGTATCTAAAGGAGCAGAATAATGATTAAGATCGAAGTAACAGGGAACAGCATCCCCGAAGTGGCCGACAAGTTGTTGGCCATCGGTGCCAGCCTGCGGGCCAGCGCGGCGGTTGAGACACCGCGCGGTGCTACCAAGGCAGAGGCGGAGGGAAACGCCCCGCAGAAGTCGAACACACCCAAGAGTGCCCCAGTTGCGGAAGCTATCGAGAGCCAGCCAACGACGGAGGAACCATCTTCTACCCCTGCCCCTGCGGCATCGGCCTCTGAGCTCGACTTCGAACTGGACGTTGCTCCTGTCGTGCTTCGCGCCGTCAGCAGCAAGGGCAAGCCCTTTGTGCAGGACATCCTGTCCGAGTTCGGCAGCGTCCGCGCGTCGCAGCTTGCTGTGGACTTGTGGCCTGAGCTGATCGCACGCCTTGAAGCGGAAATGGCCTGATGGCGCACGCCAAGCTTAGCCCGTCCGGCGCGCACCGCTGGATGGCCTGCCCCGGCAGCGTTAACCTTGAGGCACCGTTCCCTGACACCAGCAGCGTCTACGCCGCCGAGGGCACCGTGGCGCACGACGTCGCGGCGCAGTGCCTGATCGACAACAGAGATCCGGCATCGTTCATAGGCGACGTCATGGAAGTCGACGGCTTCACCTTCACGGTCGACAAGGCTATGGCTGACTATGTCGCCGACTACGTCAAGCTCGTTCGCGATCTGGCTAAGGGCAAGACGCTCTACGCCGAGAGCAAGGTGCCAATCGGTCACCTGACAGGCGAAGAGGGAGCCACAGGCACCAGCGACGCCGTCATCATTGACGTTGCCGAGCGGAACCTGTCGATCGTCGATTTGAAGTACGGCATGGGCGTTACAGTGGAGGCCACGGACAACCCCCAGCTCCTGATGTATGCGCTGGGCGCATTTGAGATGTACAACATCCTGTGCGACTTCGACACGGTCAGCATGTACATCCACATGCCGCGCCTGAACTATGTGGCCGAGTGCCACATATCGACGCAGGAACTGTTGGATTTTGGTGCTACGGTGTGGCATGCAGCCTCTCGGACTAGAAGCGAGGTGACGTACACAACACCGGGTGAGAAGCAGTGCCGCTTCTGCAAGGCCAAGGCGACCTGCCCAGCCTTGCGTACCGCGATCGCCGAGATCGTTGACGGGACATCGGCGGCCACGATCGACGAGTTTGCGGACCTCGTTCCAGAGGTGCCAAGCATGGAGACCGGCGACAACTATCTGTCGGTCGCGATGGCCAAGGTCGGTCTGGTCGAGGACTGGTGCAAGGGCGTCCGCGCCGAGGTCGAGCGCCGGTTGTTAGCTGGGCAGAAGATCGATGGCTTCAAGCTTGTGGAGGGCCGCAGGGGCAACCGCAAGTGGTCGGACGAGGCCGAGGTCGAGGCCCTGCTCAAGTCTTTCCGCATGCGTCAGGACGAGATGTATGATATGAGCTTGATCTCCCCGACGAAGGCGGAGAAGATGTTCAAGAGTAACCCCAAGCGGTGGGAGAAGGTCGAAGCACTGACCTCCCGCAGCGACGGTAAGCCATCTGTGGCATTTGCCTCGGATAAGCGGTCAGAGATGACCGTTCAATCGGTTGCGGACGATTTCCGTGACCTCTTTCAAACTGCTAATAGCGAAAAGGATAAGTCATAATGGCTACTAATAAACAAATCAGGATCAAGAACGTCGTCCTGTGCTTCCCCAACATTGCGGAGCCACAAAGCTTTGGTGACACCGATCCAGCGTATGGAGCTAAGTTCCCCATCGTACCCAACAGCGAAAACCACAAGGCTATCGAAGCCGCAATGCTGGAAGTCGCCAAGGAAGAGTGGAAGGACCGTGGAGCCAGCGTTTACGAAGACCTTGTCTCCAAGGAAAAGACCGCCTTCGTTAAGCGTGTTTACAAGGACAAGGACAGCGAGCCGTATCAAGGCTTCGCGGGCATGCACTATCTTTCGGTGCGGAACTCCAAGACGCAGCCTACCGTCTACAACCAGTACAACGAGAAGGTCGACAGCAACGCTGAAATCGAGCGCATTGCCCACAGCGGTGCCATCGTACACGCCTCGCTTGAGATATGGGCACAAGACAACCCCAAATACGGGCGTCGTCTGAACTGCTCCTTGCGCGGCATTCTGGTGACAGGCGAAGGCGAGAACTTGGGCGGCGGCGGTTCGACTGCCAGTGCCGATGACTTCGCTGACGTGGCGAAGGCCAAGGCGGACGCGGACGACCTCCTGTGAGCGACGTAGGACACAACAGTGCGGGCGATCCGCTTAGGCTTCTGATCGAGCGCATCGAGCGTCTCGAAGAGGAGAAGAAGGGCGTCGCGGAGGACATCAGGGACGTGTACAGTGAGGCCAAGGCCCGTGGGTACGTGCCGAAGATCATCCGCGAGATCATTCGCATTCGCAAGATGTCGAAGGACGACAGGGACGAGCATTTCGCGATACTCGACACTTATGCCTCGGCTATTGGCTTAGACTTACTTTAAGTCTATAGTCACGGTGTGCCCGCCCCCTATCCACCCTTCAGGGCGGGCACACCTTCTTTCTGGCGAGCCGCGCGCGGGTGCGGGTTGCTCCTGCGTTGCTGATACACGAAGCGCGCGGCTCACCTGAAAGAAGGAGTATCAGCATGAAATTTACAATCCCACAAATCCGCGAGATCCTGCACGGCAAGCGATGAGCGTCCTGTACCTCGATTTGGAAACATACTGCACCGTCAACATCAGGCACGGCGCGTATCGCTACGCCGAAGAGGCGGAGGTGATGCTTGTCGCCATCGCGAGGGACAACGATCCTGTGGACGTGTGGGAGACGCAGGACAAGCCCGACTGGCGAGAGGCGCTGCGTGAGGTCATTGAAGCTGCTGACACCGTCGTGATCCACAACAGCAACTTTGACCGCACGGTGCTGCGCGAGCAGGGCATCAACATCCCCGTCGAGAAGATCGTCGACACTATGGTGTTGGCCCTTCAGCACAGCCTGCCGGGCGCTCTGGGCCAGCTCTGCGACGTGTTAAATGTGCCGCAAGATAAAGCTAAAGACAAAGCCGGAAAAAAGCTTATAAACAGATTTACGAAGCCGTGCCCAAAGAACATGAAACTGCGGCGCGCAACACGGGAGACGCATCCAGATGAGTGGACAGCCTTCATCGAATATGCCCGACTTGATGTGGACGCAATGCGCGACGTACATGGACGAGTGCCGCATTGGAACGATAATGATTATGAGCGCAACCTTTGGCGAACAGACCAAAGAATTAATGACCGTGGCATCGCCGTCGACCTCGATTTCGCACGATCCGCTCTCCGAGCTTTTGACCGAGCTTCAAGAACTCTGGCCTCTCGTGCTGCCCATCTGACCGGCGGCAGCGTCACCTCGGCCACGCAGCGGCAACGGCTGCTCGACTACTTCGATGACACTCTGGACTTCGTGCCCGAAGACCTAACGCGCACCACGCTTGGCAACCTGCTCGGTGGGAAGCTCGACCCGAAGGTGCGTGAGTTGCTGGAGATCCGGCAGCAGGCCGCCGCAACGTCACCGGCCAAGTACACCGTCCTGCTCAACGGCGCGTCACGCGACGGTCGCCTGCGCGGCCTGATCCAGTTCTGCGGCGCGGCGCGCACGGGGCGCGATGCGGGTCGGCTGTTTCAGCCCCAGAACCTGCCTCGATCACCTGACTGGTTCGACGACGTCGTTCAGGAGACAACCGTCGCCGCGTTTAAGGCGGACTGCGAAGACATCATCTGGGACAACGTCAGCGAGCGTTGCGCCTTCGGCGTGCGCGGCGCACTGGTCGCGCCTGTGGGCAAGAAGCTGGTCATCGCCGATCTGTCGAACATAGAGGGCCGCGTGCTGGCGTGGCTGGCGAACGAGGAGTGGAAGATCGCTGCCTTCAAGGTGTATGATCGCGGCGAGGGGCACGACCTGTACAAGGTGACCGCTGGACGCATCCTCGGCAAAGATCCGGGCGACATAACGAAGACCGAGCGGCAGCTCCAAGGCAAGGTGCCTGAGCTCGCTGGGGGCTATCAGGGCGGCGTCGGCGCGTACCGGAAGATGGGTGGCGCGGTCTTTGACGCGATGACCGACGAGGCCATTCAAAAGATCGTAACGGCGTGGCGCAAGGCGCACCCGCGCACGCGCAGCCTGTGGTACGACATGGAGGCCGCCGCGCGTCAGGCGATCAACAATCTGGGCGCGAGCTTCGGCGTGCGGGATCTGATCACGTTCGACGTCAAGCCGGACACGCAGGGCCTCGCGTGGCTGCGCATGCGGCTGCCGAGCGGTCGCTACCTGTGCTACCCGTCCCCAGAGGTGTCACCCAGCGGCAGCATCACGCATGAGGGCATGAACCAATACACCCGCAAGTGGGAGCGCCTCGACACCTACGGCGGCAAGCTGACGGAGAACGCGGTGCAGGCAATCGCCCGCGACGTATTCATGTCGGGCATGCTCCGCGCCGAGATCGACGGCTTCAACGTCTGCATCCGCGTCCACGACGAGCTCGTGTGCGAGACGCCGGATGACCCAACTTACACCAGTGAGGGTCTGGCCGCGCTTATGTGCGCCAACCCAAGCTGGTCTGCGCGCCTGCCCTTGGCGGCGGCTGGGTTCGAGACCAAGCGGTACCGCAAGGAATGACGCCCGCAGGACGCCTACAGGACCACCTCAAGCACGTCGTGCAGAAGAGTGGGGGTCAATACCGCAAGGTGCGCTGGGAGGGCCGTAGGGGCTGCCCAGACTGCTTTGTGTGGTGGACGTGGCCCAAGGCGGCCTTTATAGAGATCAAGGCGGACGCCGATCGCGTCAGCGGGCACCAGCAGCGCGAGATCGAGCGCATGAGAAACGACGGTATTCCGGTCTTTATCGCTCGGACGATAGAAGAAATCGACGAAATAGTGAAAAAAGTGCAGAAGGGGGTTGCAACCTGACGTTGCATGTGCAATTAGAGTGCATCAGCAACGAAGACACGGAGTAAATTACATGACAAACATCGAAGCTAAAGCAGAAATCGCCCGCCTTGCCTCAGTGCCAGTCGCGCCAGATTATTTTGTTGCCATCGACGGCGAGTTTGCCGCTGCGCCTACTTCAGGTTGGGTCGCTTCTTATAATCCAGAAGCCGCTTGTGCGACGGAAGCAGAAGCCGAGCGCCGCGCAGCTCGTCAAGGTGGTTGCGTAGTTATCCGCCGCTCACCAGCCGAAGGTCGCGCTACTCGCGTCGCCCGTCTTGAAGCGCTTGCCGCAGCATAATCAGCAACGGGGAGCTTCGGCTCCCCACCTTCTTAGGAGCACATCACATGAAGACCACCGCACACATTTATGAGTACCTTGAAGGCTCAGACGATCCCCGCGCCATTGAAGGTGGCGGTGGCCCCAAGTGGCGTTTGATAGAAACACGCACGGCCTCCCTCTGGCTGCTTCGTGCCTACGTCAAGGCGATGGAAAACAGGTACGGTGAGGAGTTGAAGCTCCAAATCGTTTCGCCTCGTTGCGCATGACCAAAGCGTTCAAGCCACACGACTATCAGGAAGAGGCCCTCGCGCACCTATACAAGGAGCGCAGGGCAGCCCTGTGGATGCCGATGGGCGGCGGGAAGACCGTAACCACCCTGACGGCTCTGGAGGCGCTGTCCGTGGTCGAGGAGGTCTATCCAGTCCTTGTCCTCGCCCCGCTGCGCGTTGCGAAGACGACGTGGCCTGACGAGGTCGAGAAGTGGCCCCACCTGTCGCACCTGCGCGTCAGCGCTATCACAGGGACGCCGAAGCAGCGCGAGCGCGCCTTGGCCAAGGAGGCCGACATCTACACGACCAACTATGACAACCTTGTCTGGCTGCGCAAAGAGCTTGGCGACGCGTGGCCCTTCAAGACCGTGATCGCGGATGAGTTCACTCGGCTGAAGTCCTTCCGCTTGCGGCAGGGCGGATCTCGCGCCCGCGCCTTGGGCGAAGTGGCGCACACGCAAGTCAGCCGCTTCATCGGCTTGACAGGGACGCCAGCGCCAAATGGCGTCAAGGATTTGTGGGGCCAGATCTGGTTCCTCGATCAGGGCGAGCGTCTGGGCCGCACGTTCAGTGCCTTCGAGCAGCGGTGGTTTCGCAAGGGGTATGACGGCTACAGCCTCGTGCCTTATGATCACACGCAGACCGAAGTGGAAGAGAGGCTCAGGGACATCTGCCTGACCGTGCGCGGTCTGCCAGTCGACGAGCCGATCAACAACCCGATCTATGTCGACCTGCCGCCCATGGCGCGCAAGGTGTATGACGATATGGAAAAGGAGATGTTTTCCGTCCTGAACAACGAGGGCGTCGAGGCAGCCAACGCTGCCGTGCGGACGCAGAAGTGCTTGCAGCTCGCCAACGGTGCGCTGTATATTGACGACAACGGCAACTGGGAGACGGCTCACGATGCCAAGCTGGACGCGCTGGATAGTATCATTGAGGAAGCTAACGGCGCGCCCGTGCTGGTGGCCTACAATTTCAAGCACGACTTGGCCCGGCTACAGAAGCGTTACCCTAAAGGCCGCGTCTTGGACACTAACCCTGACACGGTCCGGCAGTGGAACCGAGGGGGAATTGGGTTACTATTCGCTCACCCTGCGTGCCTACACCCACTGACTGAAGTATTGACTGAAAGTCGTGGTTGGGTTAAGATCATAGACGTTATCCCGACCGAACGTGTGTTCGACGGGGTTGAGTTTGTAAGCCACAGCGGCTGTTCGTTTTCGGGCGTCAAGGCTGTGACTGAACTGTTTGGCGTCACGATGACGCCAGACCACAAGCTGCTTATCGGCGGCGCATGGGTGGAGGCCAAGGATGTACGAGATATTGAAAGTGCTCGCCGAGAAGCGACGTACACCTACACGGGTGATGGCGCTTACCTTGGCGCGATGCTGCCACTGCAACGCGGAGCAAGTGATCGCCTTGCAGCACGCCCAGAGAGCCAACAAAACGAAGCGGCAGCACTGCCCAATCTGCATAGAGGACACGTTTCACAGGATGACGGATACGCGGTTTTGGCAAATATGGAAGGGCATGAAGAACCGAGCAACGAACCCAGAGGACAAGGACTACCCACACTATGGCGGCGCTGGGCGCGGCATATCGGAGGATTGGCTGAGTTTCGAGGGCTTCTATCGGGACATGTTTCCGCTGTATGCAGACAACCTCACCATCGAGAGGGTGGACAACGAGAAGGGATACAGCAAGCAGAATTGTCGCTGGGCATCAAACATGGAGCAGCAGGCCAACAAGAAAAACAACCGGCGGGTTCACTATCAAGATTGCGACATGCACTTGGCCGAGTTCTGCCGTTTGGTTGGTATCAGTCGTGGGGCGATAACCTCGCGGTTGAACAGGGGCCTGACGGCGGAACAGGCGCTTCAAGACTATCAGGCGTCATCGTACCCAAAGGGCCGCAGGTCTCGGAAGTCTACGACTTAGTGGACTGTGGTCCTCGCAGCCGGTTTGTGGTGCGGAACGCTTCAGGCGAAGTGTTCATCTCGCACAACTCTGCCGGGCACGGATTGAACCTTGCCGACGGCGGCAATATATTGGCGTTCTTCGGGGTCAACTGGAACCTCGAAGAGCACATGCAGATCATCGAGCGCATCGGCCCGATGCGTCAGAAGCAGGCGGGCTACGATCGTCCGGTCTTTATTTACCCGATCCTCGCCCGCGACACGGTCGACGATCTCGTCATGGATCGCCTCACGTCGAAGAAGAGCGTGCAGGAGGTTCTATTGGAAGCGTTAAAAAGGAAAAAGAAATGAACATTATCAAAGAAATCAACGAAGAGATCAACGAGGCGGCAAAGATGCCAGAGCCAAAGGCCGCCGAGCTGCTTGGGCGCGCTGCGGCGCACATGCACGAGCGATCGGCAACTTATGACGATCTGGACGGCGAGCGGTCTATGGGTAAGGTCGTGACGGCCTTCAACGCCATCACAGGCCGCGACCTGACCGAGAGCGAGGGCTGGATGTTCATGCAGCAGGTCAAGCTGGTGCGCCTGTTTACACGCAGCGACTACCACGCCGACAGCGCCGAGGATAATATCGCCTATGCCGCGTTGCTGGCCGAAGCGAAGGGAGACGGACGTTAGTCGGCGTACTTTTCCGCCAGCTCGTTGATGGCGACGCGGCCACCCTTAGCCATCAACGGTATTTTGCCTTCTTTATACAACCGCAAGACGACCTTGGGGTGCATGCCGAGGGCCTGTGCCGTGACGTTAATCCGCTCGTCCATCAGTTCTGCGACGGTCTTGGTCGCGGATGCGAGGCCGGTGTCGGCTCCCGAGCCAAACCAGCCAAGCGACTGCATTGGGCCCGGATCAATACCAGCCTGACGCGCGGCTTCGAACGTCACGTCGGCCATAGGTCCGTACTCAACCTGCATCTTGCGACCACCGCTCATGGCCGACTGTAAGCTGTCGTTGATGTCTAAGGCTGGATCAAACTCGGCGGTGTCTGCGTAGCGTTCGCGGGCCGCTTGCGTTTTGAAAAAGCTGGGACTGATAGAACCCGGCTCAACTTCGTTCATGGCGAGCAACGCGCCGCGAATGTTGTGCGTGTCGGCGGTGACGTACCCAAGATCGCCCGCGACATTTGGCAAGAACGCGCTGGGCTTCGGGTTAGTCATTGGGTCGTGCGTGCCAGCAAACATTTGGCCGGTTAAGTCTTGGTGCGAACCCATCATGTTGTAGCCGCGCGCGTTACCGAACGTGTCATAAAGCTCGCCGGTAATTGGCACGCCTTTTTCGCGCAGATACATCATAAGGCTGGCGTTTCGCATATTCTGCTCGGTATTCGTGCGCGGCGATGTACCGGCGAAGGCTGGGGCAAACTTTTCCGACAGGAACTGGATCGCTTCGCTCCTTGGAACGCCGATGTCTTCAAGGCCGCGCACAACTGGCCCTGTGTTATAGAAATACTCTTGTGCCGTACCACGACCCTGTTGGGCCTTCTCGGCCAGTCGCTCCGCAATTCGGGGCGTCAAGTCCATTACGTTGCGCATACGATCGTTGAGCGGGTATGTAGCGCCAGCCTGCGCACGGGGGAGTGCCGCCTGCACAAGGGCTGGGTCGGTCTGGCGGAGCAGCATCGGCGTCTCTTCATACGCGGCTTGGCTCAGGTCGAAGACTGGCTCGGTCCCAGTCGGCTGGGTGCGCTTCTTCGGGTCGGTGATCTCCATCTCCTTGGCCTTCAGGCGCAGGACTTCCTGCCCCATATCGGCTTTGCCGGTGATCGAGAAGGGAGACTGCGCGGGCAACGCCGTAGCGGCCCTTTCGCCTGCTTTAACGCTAGTTTTCACCGCGTCTTTAATGGCCGTCTTTTCTGCGGCTTTTACCGCATTGCGAAGAGTAACACCTGCGGGCCGTCCGAGGATAGGCACAGCGGCCATTACAGCGGTGCCCGCCAATGCCTCCATCTTTTCTGCCTCGGCGTTGCGGCCCTGCGCACGCAGCTTCTGCGCCATCGCGCGCGCGTCGCCAAAGTCACGGATAGCTGCAAGCGGTGAAAAGATAGCGTCTTCAGCAAAGGCGTTCGGATCTTCCACTGCCGCGTTGTAAGTGGACGTAGCGACGTTCTTGACATCGCGCGCGACACTCGATGGCGTAGAGGTCTTGATATAATTGACAACACGTCCGGGGATCGACGCGATCCCGCTGCCGAGCTTTCCTACATTCGAGGTTGCCGCTTTATTAGCACGACGACGATCGGCCTGCTTCGCATCGAAACGCCGCTTCCGCGCCGCTTCGGCATTCTTTTGGCGAGATGAAAGACTACCGGGCATGCGTGTTTCCTATCATAAAAGTCATGGTCTGTCACCCGTCTCAAACTCGCGGATCGCTTGGCTGACTTGAGGGACGAGGTTCCTTGGGATCTTCTCGTTCGGTTTTAGGCCGACGCGCTGGGCTACGTAATTTACGTAGTTTCTGAAACTCTCAGGGCTGTTGCGAGCGTTGGTCGGGCTCAACCAGCTTTCGACCAGCTTATACGGCGTGTCATAGCCTCGGCTAAGTTTATTCAAAACCAGTTTGATTTTGGCACCCGAGCCCGCTTCCATGGTGTCAAAGCGAGCGAAGGGGATGCCTTGCTCGTTCGTCCCCGCACCGGGGCCGAGATAGCCGGGAAGTTTCTTCGTCCATGCGGACACGATCAGATTGCCGGGGTTGTTGTTACGCTCCCCGACGGAGGCTTTGCCATCGCTAAAAGGGACGGAACCATCTCCGGCAACCCCCATGTCTTCTCCGCCAATCGAATACGCAGGAACCGTGGCCTCATCATCGGGGATGGGTAGGTTCCGTGCCGCGTTTATGGCGTCGAGCGTATTCTGAGCGTCCTCAGCTTCGGTGCTTACCTGCGTCGTTGGTGGTGCGTTTAGGCTATTATCCTCAAGCGCGCTTGTACCAACCCGTGCAGCGTTGGAAGCAACACGGCCTGTAGCTTGCCCTTGAACTTTTGCCATATACTGGCCGTAGCTTTTGCTACGGGCAAGCATCTCAAGGATATTAACAAGCTCTTCTGGTTTGTTGGCCGACAGAACTTGGCTCAGGCGCGTGTAGACCTTGTCGCCGAACTCCTTACCGGGGTTTATGTTCGAGACCCAACGCGCGAGTGTTGCGATGCGGCCCGGAGTAGGGGCTAAGGCAAATTCAACCGCTTGAGAAATATTGCCGCTGCCGATCATGTTGTCCAGCGTTTGCAGACCTTGCGCCAACGGCACAGTGCGTGACCCGCCCATGACTTTTGATCCGCGCTTAAACAGCTCGTCTTCGAGCTTTAATGAGCGTTCAAAGAACCTGAACTCTGCGGGGTCCATGACTAGCTGGAGCTTCTTCAGAGTGTCGCTGTCGCCGCGAATGCCGCGCAGACGCTGCGCAAAATTGCGGTTGGTAGTGGCGTCTTCCAACGGCTCGAAAATGGATTGGCGAGCACCCGTCCTAAGCGCCTCGCGCTCGGCGGTGGACATAGGGGCTTTTTTACCCGGTATCCCGTTCACCTCGCGCGCAAGCTGCTGCGAACGCATCTTGCCTTTCATAATATCGCGGCCAAGGCGGAGCGCATCCCGCACTTCCATATCACCAGCGTACAGGGCGCGGGCCTCACGGTACTCAGGGACAAGATCGTCAAGACGCTTGACAAGCGGGTTGCGGATGCTCTCCTTGAGCACCGAGGCCTCAGCCTTGCCGACGCCTGCACTGCCACGGTAACCCGCGTCAATCGTGTCGTCCAGCGCACGCTTTAGGTAGTGCAGCGACTGTACGTCGGGGATTGTTTGATCGGTTGCCCGCAGCCCGACGGTGTCGCCAGCCTCGTTGAGGACGGCTTCCATCTTGATCGGGAGCTCGCGCCCCTCAAGGCGAGCGAGGCGCTGTGCCTTCGCCCAGATGCTGCTCAGTTCGGGGTTGTTAACAAGGTTGATAAGTTGTTTGTCGTCCACCACGCCGACGGCGAACGCCTTTTGGTATTCGGTGTCGCCGATCTTACGCAGATTGGCCGTGATAGTATCTTCAACATCGAAGTAATCCTTCGTGCCGGGAAGCGCCTCCTGAACCTGTTCTTGCACGCGCCTGCCCGCATCGGCCTGCGTCTCGGCCACTTGCGTAGCAAACGCCTCGCGGCCTGCGCTGGGCCTCGCAAGGACTTTTTCAGATAGGTCGGCCAACTCGCGAGTAGCAAGACCGACGGGCGTCGGAACGCCATACTTGCCCGCTCGGACAGTCTGCCCGATAGCCTGTTCAGGCGATGGGGTGCTGCCATACAGGACTTCTGCAACGCGGTTCTCAACCGCGTCTCCCGTCTCGCGGCCCAGACGACGGCGAACCGCGTCGCGGCCCCGCGCAAAACCACGACCGCCAATCTCAAAAGCTTTTCCGCCCAAACCGCCTGTGACGAGGCCGATACCGGCGTTGGTGAGGACTTCCGCAGGAATGTCCGAAAGCGTCTCGGCTTGACCGACACCGCTTAGCGCGCCGCTAAGCGCCCCAGTCCCAGCCGCTCGAAGGCCCACGCTCCCGAGTTTGGCAAGGCCCGTTGCGCCTTGAATGCCTTTGCCGACTAAGCCTACGCCGGGGACAAAAGACATACCGATGCCGCCAGCCAATTCGTATCCGAGTGCCTCGCCGGGGTTGGCCTTAGACCACGCCTGATAGTCTTCGTTAATCTGGCTTTTGATCTTGTAGTATTCGTCGGCGTTGAGCTCACCCGACGCGAGCATGCGTCCGGCAGCTTCCAGCTCATCGCCGAAGTCAAAAAAGGCACCTTTAGCAACAGCACGGGCGCGCTGGGTCGCGTCGGACGCCTTGGGGACCGTCGATACGATGTTTTCCCACGTTGTGGTCCTTGGCGGCTTGGCTTCGGGCCCCATCATTTGCAGATTAGGATTGAGCGTCCCGCGCTCCTCATAGAACTTTTGAATTTCAGGCAAGTTAGTCGGCTGGCCGACGCGGTACTTTTCAGCAAGACTAGCAACCGTTGCTGGATTAAACTCACCGCCCTTGAGCGACGAGTAGTACGCCCCAACAGCGCTCTCAAAACCCTTCGGATCTGGGCCCATTGGCCCAGTGGCAGTCGGCGCAGCCGATGCGCCTTCAGATGGCGCTGATGCCCCGCTGGTGTCTGTCGCCGCAGCACGTCCGCCGTCGATGGTCACGACTTGCGCACCGCCGCTGTCGGCTAACGCACGTTCGGTGATCTGGTCAGGTGTTACATCGTCAGGGACGTTTTTGTAGATCAACGGCTCGCCATTGCTCAGGGTGACGGTGATGTCTCTTGCCATCGCTTATTTATTCCAGTTTATAACGCGCGGCTTGCCGCTTGGCCGAGGTGTTACGGTTGAATAGCCGCCAGATTTAAGATCCGTAAGACGGCCCGCATCACGTTTCGCCTTTTTCTGCAACTCTGCGAGTGTGCGGCGCAGAATAGTTTCACGAACGGCGCGTCCCTTGTTGAGCGACGCCAAGAGCTCGAAGTAGACCGCGCGTTCACCTTCGGTCGGGTTCCCGCCGAACATGGACTTGAGGCCGCCAGCACCAGCGGTCTTGACCAAGTTTTCGTACTGCTCAGTCGCCTGATACTCAGGGCTGTCCGAGGAGAACAGTTGGCCAATGCTCTTACGCCAGCCAGCGAGGCTGCCGTCATACGCGGCGTTATTGTATTGCAGTGCCTGTTGCACCATGCCGATGCCAGACGAGTAAGTGCCCAGATCGTTCTCAATATCAAAGATCTGCCGTTGCTCAGTCGCGCTAAGTTTTTTCGGCTTCTCGTCGAAGGCTGACACTGGCTGCCTGTCGGCAGTCATGAAGTTGCCGCTTGCGTCTTGGAACACGGGCTGACCGTTGCTTACCGCGCCCGGTACGAGTTTAAGACCCTGCGGCGCTTCGCCGATTTCTGTCTTGCCAATTTCGTTTGTGTCAGGATCTTGCGTGATGACAACGATCTTTCCGTTGACGGTTTCAGTGCCAACGACCTTGGGCATCCTCGGCGCGTTGGCCTTGCGCTCCAGCTCACCCAGCTTCAATTCGGTCGTCAGTTCCTGACCGAGAAGTTCCTTCTTCGCGGCAAGTTGCTGCCCCGCCAAGGCTTCAAGAGCCTCCTTCCGCTTTATCTCGCCGACCCGACGCTCCTCCTGCTGTTTTTGCAAGACGGGCATGATGTTGCCCATAACGCCGCCGAAGCCGCGCGTGGTGGTCGGCGCAGCAAATGCCGCCGACAGTTGGTACATGCGCTCACTGAAAGACGGGCCCACACGCTCGGTCTCAAGGCGCTTTGCCATGCGCTCGTAGAAGTCCTGCTGTTTCTTGCCGAGGTCAGTATACTGCGCCATCTTATCGCGGATGGTGCTGATGGTCGAGCTCGGAAGGGCACCGGCTGGCGCGCTGGAAGTAGCATCCGCCCCCTCGTTCGGTGTATCGGTAACACTGTTAAGCGCGCCCGTTGGTTCCTCTGGGTCCATCGTAACTTCCTCTGTGTTGGATGCCGCTTGCGGCATGCCTAATCCTTCTTTCATTTTACGAATGTGTTCTATCTGCCACGGTGTAAGGGCTGGATTTTGCACAATCATTATTTGAAGACGCCTAAGTCTTTTAAGTCTTTTATGAAACCAGCCGCACCGGTCAACCCAGAGGCGATCTGCGAAGCCGTGCTGGCAGGAAGTTTCTGCTCCACACCTGACGGCGATATGCCATAGGTGGTCTCCGCAACTGGAACGCCAGCTTTGACGTTACCAAACGTCTGCAACATGTTGTTGATCTGCTCCTGCGGGTAGCCCTGCTGACGCAGGAAGTCAGCGTAGGCCACGTCGAGGTTCTTCTGACCCTGCTGCTGCTCCAGTGCGCCGACGCCGCCCAGCGCGCCTGCGCCAGTGAGGCCGAGGCTCTGCGCCTGCTCGCCGAGTGTCGACAGAGCGCCAGAGGCGGCGAGCTGCTGTTGCTGCTGCGCCCGCGCCAGATCGCCTGCCGTGCCTGCGAGAGTGCCGAAGCGCGACAGGTCAGTGCCTGCGAGCCCCGCGGCCTGCGTGTAACCGGATTGGAGCGCCTCAGTCTGCTTACCGAGGATGTCGGCGCTGGTGTCGCGAAGGGCGCGCGCCGTGTCGGTCATCATGCCCGACGGCGTGCCGCCTAAGCCGTTACGATCGCCGAAGCCGAGCTGACCGGCTTGGATGTAGCGCCCCTCTATTTGGGGCAAAATGTTTTCGGTAAGGTTGCGTGCGCCCAGCTCGCCTATGCGATTGGTGACGGCATCATTGTACGGGTTCATGTACTGGCCGATGTTCGACACGGATGTCTGACCGGCTTGTGTCAAGAACGGCTGCGCGGTGTTTAACGCGCCCGGCGCATTTGCGGCGCTCTGCGCGACGCCTGTGGCTTGGTTGAACAGGGGCTGATACGCCGTGGCGGCAGTGCCAGTCATGCCGAATGCCTGCTGCTGCGTCGGTGTGAAGCCCGCGACGCGCGGCATTGGAGCCGTCTCGTATGGACGGTTGGCGATAGCCTGCTGACCCGACAGGATGTCCATCGCGTAGTTGGAGTACCACTCAGGCAGCACCTGCTGCTTGGTCATGTCCGTGAGGGCGGAGCCTTGTGGGATTACGGCCCCTTCAGACAGGAATGAACTGACAGCCATTAAATACGTCCTCCAGACAGATACGCTTCGGGCCGCTTGGCATTAGCACTAAAACGGCCCTTTGCCAACTTCTGACCCTTGTGTTTACGAACTTTGACCCGAAGGTCATCTAACTTCTTCGCGCCAG